AGAAAAGAGGTAGAGATAAATGGCAATGGAACTACAGGGTATGTTATCAAAGAAGGCTCTCAAAAAGGTAGAGTCTTAAAACACATTATAATTCCAACTAAAAATTTATGAATATAGATATTAAATGATTAAAAAACTAAAACTTATTATCTGCAAACTATTCAATATTAAAATGTGCAAATGTGAAAGACCCACTCCACAAAATCCTAACAAAAAATTTAACCCTTTTCACTTCATGCTATAATGGCGAAAAAAGGAAATATATATGGTGCAGTTATTACCTATACCAAAAGATACAAAGGAACTTCCATTGGAAAAAAACCAATATCTTCTACCATGAACAAGAATAAGCGAAAAGGAAGATCAAGAAAACAGATCAGAAACTCTGCTAAAAGAGGTCAAGGAAAACCTAGATAATTGACATTATGGTCAAATACAACTAATAGGACTTTATGGCTAAACAATCCCCAACAGAAGTTAAACTGCAATTCATTTGTGAAAAAATTTCTAAATTAGAAAAAGGACAAGATGAATTATTTTCTCAGATCAACAGAGGCAAAGGCGGAATTTTTGTTGTTTTGGTTATAGCTGGTTTAGTTAGTGGGTTTTATAATTATTTTAAATAATGAATGAACATAAACGGATATTAATTATATCTGATTTGCATATACCATACCACCGCAAGGATAGCTTTGCTTTTCTTAAAGAAATTAAAAAACAATTTAAGCCTACTAGAATCATAAATATTGGAGATGAGATTGACTGTCATGCTCTTAGCTTCCACGATACCAACCCTGATCTTCCTTCTGCTGGACATGAACTATCTTTATCTAAAGAATACATAAAAGAACTAGAATCAATATTTCCTGAAATGACTTTGCTTGACTCAAATCATTCTAGTTTGATTTATAGAAAAGGAATTAAGCATGGAATACCAAGAGGATTTTTAAGAAGTTATAATGAATTTTTAAATGTTAAGAAATGGAACTGGGTAAATGATTTAACTATTACTTTGCCAAATAAACAAAGATGTTTTTTTACTCATGGAATTTCAGCAGATGTTGCTCGTGTTTCTCAGATACAATCTATGAATACTGTTCAAGGTCATTTTCACTCAAAGTTCAAGATTGAATACTGGGCTAACAGTGATGCTCTGATGTGGGGTATGCAAGTTGGCTGTATGATAGAACAAACCAATATGGCATTTCATTACGCAAAGAATTTTAAGACAAAATTTATTATGGGTTGTGGTATGATAATTGATTCACAGCCTAAGTTACTTCCTATGGTCTTAGATAATAAGGGTAAATGGATTGGTAAATTAGTATAATGAAACTATCAGCTAACTTTTCATTAGACGAATTAACTAAAAGTCAAACAGCTTCTAGGAAGGGAATACCTAACAATCCTAAGTCTAGCCAAATAGATAGTTTAAAATCTTTATGCACTAATGTATTACAACCGATTCGTTCTCATTTTGGAAAGCCAGTAACTATTTCATCAGGATTTAGATCGGGAGAACTTTGCGTTGCTATAGGTTCAAAGATTACAAGCCAACACACTCAAGGACAAGCCGTAGATTTTGAGATAATAGGAATGGACAACAAAGAACTAGCTGACTGGATTATTTCTAATATTGACTCTTATGACCAACTAATCTTAGAATATTACGAAGGTGGTAATAGTGGTTGGATTCATATTTCTTATGTCAATGAAAAAAAGAATAGAAAAATTAATCTAAAAGCAGTTAGAGATGAAGATACTCAGAAAACAACTTACATACCTTATTGATGACAAACCCAGCTTTATTTAAAAATATATTTGAATCTCCTAAAGATACACAGGTGGGTGGTTCGCATTATAAAGACCAAAAGATTCAGGTGTCAGATTACATCTATGAAAACAACTTGAATTGGTATCAAGGCAATGCTATCAAATATATTAGTAGGTATAATAGAAAAAACAGCGATACTTCTATGCAAATCCAAGATTTAAAAAAGGCTGTTCACTACATACAACTACTAATTGAGAAAATAGAGAAAAACTGATTTTAAGGCATTATAAGCTACATCTTGTAATAAATAAGTAAAATGTTGGCAAGGCACATTACAATTAAAATTTAGGGGGTTTTTGAGCGATTAAACACCCTTTAAGAACAAAGATAGAACGGAGTTTGTATATGTGGTGGAATTTAGTAGGAATGGCAGTAAAGACTGGTGCTGAAGTCTATAAGAATAGGCAAGACTCAAAAGCATTAGAATCTCAGGCACAAAAACTACACTATCAACGAATGGCTAAAGGAGAGATTGAGTATCAAGGTAAAATAATGGATACCAACGCAAACTCATGGAAAGACGAATTCGTTTTAATTTTAATATCAATTCCTATATTACTTTTGGGGTGGTCGGTATTCTCAGATGATGAACAAATTAAAGTTAAGCTGGATACATTTTTTACTTACTTTGGTAATTTACCTTTATGGTATCAGGCGTTATTTGTTGGAGTCGTTTCAGCAATCTACGGACTCAAAGGTGCAGACATCTTTAAAAGAAAATAAAATGGATTATGTATTAAGCACAATCATCATTAGCTATCGTTGTAAAAAGACTGGAGAGCCAAAACATAGCTGGACAAAAGTAGAGGATATGGCTGACAATCTTTTTAATACTCGTCATGTAGTATCTTTAGTTGGTAGCACAGATAAGTATGATGTTTTAAATATAGAGTATGAATTAGAGCCTTGTAATTTTACGGACTTTGATTCTGAGGTTTCTAATATTTTGCATTAATGTTTGGTATAAACATCTTTTTCTTCTTCTTCCACACAATTATCAATTATAGAATTAACACAATTATAAATTACTTCATCTAAAAATTCACTGGTTGCATATCTTAATTGTTTTTCACTTTTTATTTTTTTTAAGTCTTTTAATCTTTCTGCTACATAAAAAAGACATACTGTATTAGGTTGTTTTTTTTCCATTTTGTTTCCTTTTGTTGTGGGGGTTTCCCCCCGTTTAAGTTATGCTACTTCCTTATTCATTTGAAACAATAGATCGGAAACATTTTTTACTTCATAAAAAACATTAGCATCTAATCTATGTTCTTGTTGCTCTTCATTAACAGGTGTTGAAAAAGTATAAATTTCAATATCTTCTCCGCCACTTTCTTTTCTAAGGTCAGTATGAAATTCGCTATAATCCAAAATACCTTTATCAACAATAGAACCAAAAACACCCTTAGCTTCATTCTGATTCATGTTAATTTTTTTTAAATCAATCCATTCAAAAGAATGAGCATCTGTTCCATCATTTCTATCTATCAAGTGTTGAACTAATGTAGTTTCTTTTTCAGTTAATGTTATCATTTTTTTTTCTCCTTTTTTGTTTTTCATTACCCTATTTATATATATTTTATATATATATACAATAGTTAAATAATGGCTATTTATATGGCTTATAGAGGAATAACAAAGTATTTATTGCCTTCATGGTACGAATCAAGCTTAGATTTTGGCAATAGTTCCATTAGCTGGGAGATAGTTTTAATAATCATTTTATCGTTAAAGCAAAAGCATATGTAATAGGGTGTATATTTAACATCACACATTACAGCTTCCCAAGCACAATACTTTTTTAAATCTCGTATCTTGATTTTATTACTCGCTTTAATTTCTGCATAGAACTGTTTATCATTTCCGTAACAAAAGTAGTCAGGTTGTGCGATCATAATTCCCAGCTTACCCCAATGCGGTATTGGACTTTCAAACAAGTTTTCATCTGCATTGAGTAGTAACTTTTTAAAAGAAAGTTTTTTACTTCTACAGTAATCTTCAAACCTTTTTTCAGCAAATCTTGGGTCATAGTTTTTAACTCGTTCATGGTAACTCTCCTTGTTTAAAGTTCCCTTACTAAATATCTTTTTTTCCATAATCCTTTACACTATAGGTTCTGATTTGTTGTTGTAAATATTTAACTCTTAATTCTAGTATTTCTTTTTGTTCTTTAAGAATTAAAACCTCATTAGTCAGTTCTTCAATGACTCGTTCCAAATCAAGTTCTCCCCTATCGTCTATTTGTTTATGTGTCTTTGTGTTGCTATCCATGATCTCATATATTCTAAAGTTGCTAATAAGTTTGCATAGTTTGATTTTTTTTTACTGTATTTTCTTTCACTTTCAATAGCACCATCTACTAAGACTTTATAATTATTATCTGCAATGGCATGAGATTTGGCTTCTGCCATACTACAGTTCTTTTCCATTTTAGAAGATAAAGTTAATTGTTCTAAAGAAATTTTTTTATGTTCTTCTATTCTACGATAATCGTATTGGGCATCTGCCACTGCATCACTAGCAGTATCAAGTTCTTGTTTTATTTCTTCAGGGGTCTTTAAAATTGAGTCAAAATATTCCATATAGCCTTCTCCTTTTTTTACTGGTTATGTACTAACAATTAACTAAATAATTGTTCGTCTAGTTTCTGCCTTTGGAATGAAAGCGATTTTGCTTGTTCCAAATACTTTCTACTTTTATGTAGAAGATTGAAGCCTATTCTATATTTTTTCTCTTCCTTTAGTCTTAGCTTCTGCAGAGTTTTGATGTCTTTGTTCATCATTCTCCTTTGTTATGAGAGTTCTTTCAATTTTAATAGAACTCACTTTAACTTCTTTAAATGTTCCGTCTAGTCCACTTAAAGCCTTTTCTTCTGAGTCATATTCTGAAATATATTCAAAAAAACATGACCCAGTTACTTTTTTTATAATCATTATATTATTTTTGTATTCTTTGCAATAGTTGGAAACCCCAGCTAAAAACCAAGATGAAAAACGAAAGGGACTTGGGAAAAAAAGCTGGGGTTAAATTCATATTAAAATTCAGATTCAAATACAGTTTTCATTTCTTTTATGAAATTTTGTATTGATTGTCTATCACATTTTAATTGTCCTGATTCCAAACTACTTTTGCATAAAGCTGTCGCAAAAATCTGCATTGATTTCTTATCAACTGTTTTAGACACATTCGCACCATAATTGAAGTTGCTCGGACTATTATCTACCACTTTGTTATTTGCAAAATGGTCTGGTTCATAATTGCTCAAATTATCATCATAAACAGGTATTTCCTCTGCTGGTGCTGTACCATCTTGAGGTATAACCTGAATCTTTGGCTTCTTAGTAGTGTAATCAGATTCAATGTAAGGCTTACCAGTTTTCTTACTTACACCATAATCAAAAGAAACATTATCTCCTTGTTTAACTCCAATATCAAGATTTGTATAAGCAACAAACTCTTCATTACCAATTATAACCTTCCAGCTTGGAAATTTACTTGGTGTACCCTGATAAGTTCGGTTATCAAATACTGCTGTTGCTACTCCTGTTTTATTAGTCATTATTTTTTACTCCTTTTTTTTGGGTTTAGAAACTGGTGCATTTTTAAACAAGCTAGTGCAGTTTCATCACAAGACTCATTAATTTCAAAGGCTTTAATATTAAGCTTACCTTCTTTGGTAGCATTAACTATAACACCTTCTTCAATCTCATATCCAAACATTTCACAGATTCCAATTTTATATAGATAAATTTGTACATACATTGAATCACGAATCCCTGATGAGGTCTTCCAATCGTAAATAATATATTTGCCAGTTTTTTTATTCTTAAACAAAGCATCTACTGTTCCACAAAATTTATGAACCCTAGATAAGACTCTAAATTCAGTAGCTACAATTTCAATATCTTCCTGTGCATCAAACCATTCTTTAAACTTACCAAACGACTTAATCATTTGTGGATTGTGCATCTCAGGAACAATTCCTTTATGTATGTATTCTTCTATAGCATCGTGAATTAATGTACCCACATTTCCAGCAGATACCATAAACTCATTGGGTGCTTTTTTAATCTTATCATACAATTCTATTAACTGAATTTCATCATAAGACCTACCAGCTTTAACTAATGCTTTAAACTTCTCTGCACACATTTTAGCAGACCACAAACCAATTACATTTGCTGGAGTAAGTAGTTTAGTAATGTTAGTAGCTGAAACTATTTCATTTTTATTCCAGTAGTATTTGTGAGGTACAGTATCAAAGTATAATAGTTCTGTAGAACCATCATTATATTCTAATTTATTTTCAATCATTTTTTCCCTTCCTGATTCGTTTTTTTATATAGTTATTATAGTTATAATTGCAAAAAGGCAAGTATAAAAAATAGCAAATCCTAACATTATTTTAAATATTACTTTATTGCACATTTTCTTTAATAAGTTTTGTAAAGTTTTGATTTTCTATTAAACTTTGGTCAAAAAAAATTTCCATCGGAACTTCAAAGAACTTAGATAACTTATATAGTTTTTCCCCTGAAAGTCCGTTAGTACCTTTTTCGTACTTTTGGATTTGTTGGAAAGTAATGTTTAAATTCCTAGCCAATTCTTCTTGTCGGATATATCTGATTACTGTTTTATTTTTTTTATTCTTAACTTCCTTAAATGTTCTAGTTCTTAAAAACCTAAGATTTTTTCCTATTTGTTTTCTGATTTCTAAATCGTTCATTATAGTTTCCCCCATTTTTGTTGATAGTCAATTATAGCTTCTGCTTTACAATCTGCAGGAATAGAATTGTCTAAACAATACTGATTCAATTCCAGTCGTTCTTTTTCTTTTGCTTGTTGGAAGTTCTGCCTATCCAAGTCTTGTTCTGTCATCATTGCCTTCTCCTATTTGTTTAATACTGAGAATCCTCTACCTTCAAGGCAGTTCACAGTAAATTGTTTATACTTATCTTCAGCTTTAGGCGATAACCATAAAAGCTTTGGTCTAAGTAATATGTTGTAAGTTTTTTTAGATACTTCTAACGCTGGATTCGTATTAGCTTTTGCCTGATATTCACAACTTTGCAAATCGTCAGTAAGTTCGTCTGCTCTTGAAACATCAAAAGTACCTGAACGACCTTTAGTATCTACTATAGGTTTATATGTTGTACAGTTAGTCAGTGCTATCGTCAGTAGCAATGCTGACAACATTGTCGTTTTCTTTATCCTTCTCATGTTGTTTTCCCTTCGTTTGTTTTTTTGTTTTAATTTTTATTTCTGCTTCATATCTCGCCAAAAGCTTTTTCATTACATTTGGTTTAGAACTAAAGTAGTGCGTTATGATTGAAATTAGTTCATCTGTTCTGTCTTCTGATAGAAGTTTATCCATATGGATTTTTGCAAAAATTCTTTCATTCATATTTTGTACCATTTTGTTCCTTGTTCTATGTGTTTTATAGCTTGTCTATAAAATAAATCAAACTCATTAGTTGTAACATTATATTCTTTTGCAAGATCAAACAACATATTATTTTTAGTTTCTCCCCACATTATTTCAGAGATCATTCTGTTAACTATAAGTTGATCCCTGTTTATTTCTTCTTTTAGTTTTAACTCTTGCTCTCTATTTACTTGTTCTGCCTCTAAAAAACTTTTATTTAGATCGTTTTGCATTTTCCACCTCCTTTATTAAAGTTAGTCTTGTAAATAAGTTTCTTACTTTATAATCAATATTACCATGATAAATAGTTTCTGCTTCAGCCATATAATCTCTCATAATACGATACATGACCTCTACTTCAGTATCTGTAAATTGAGTTTTCATTTTTCCCACCCAAAGATTAATCCTAAAATTGAGTACCCAAATATTACTAAAGCTAATAATCCACCTACAATTAATACTGCCATTATTTTTCTCCTTTTTTGTTTTTGTTTTTCATGCCTATTTTATATAGAAGTTATATGCAAAATACAATATAACAATCCCCTTAAAAGTGTTTAAATATATAAAAAGAATATAATAAAATCAATGGCTTATTATGTTGCTACTTTGTTCTTTGTAATATATAGGAGAAATTGTAGCCTTTTTGAGTGCCTTCCCTCAGATTGGCTA